GAAATAAACTCTACACTTGAGGGAAGTCCATAGCCGCCGTAGGCGTCTGGCATCGTAGTTGTTCCCCAGGATCCTGAGCTTATAATCACATATCCATTTGTCCGCGGATACAGATTATCATATATATGAAGATCCAAGTAGGTAGAATCATTTTCCCACTCTAGTCTTTCTTTTAGGGATCCGTCATAGGGAAAGGTGTCATAAATTCTTTCGACTGACTGGGCATAATATTCCTTGGCACTGCCATAGCGCGCAAAATTGCGAGGCTTGGAATAATCAACATTAGGTATAAACCTACTCTCGTTAATTATGTCCTGCTCGTGATATTGCGGAGACTCGACTTCATCACCGATGTCGGCTGCAGACTTATTAGCTAACGAGTTAACCTGACTCGCCTTGTCAAACAAAGATTTAAAACTCATGTCTTAATTATTCATCAACCCTAAATTTAAACGTTTGGGGTTGCTCCTGCCATGCTCCTATACTATCATTATAATAAGATAATTTAATCTCATACATATATCCGTTCTCAAGTAGTCTCATATCAAGATCAAAATAATTTCCGTCCTTATCATAAGATAGGAGCGTGCATAGATCAGAGCCTGTCCCATAGGGAATTGCATCATAGTTGTCAATTACTCGACGCACGTTGTAGGACGCGCTTGGCATCACCTCAGTTGGATTAACCGCGGTGGCTACCGTATATACTGTAGGACTCCAGTCTTTGCTGCGTACAAAAAACCTAAATCTGGAGGTTTCAGCTCCGGAGTATACATCTTTTAAGTTCCTGCAGGAAGTGACTTTGGTGAATGTTGGGTTACTATCGTATGTAGGAAACTTCTCTGGATAAAAGGAGCCAGTAAAGTATTCCACACCTCCTGAGTGCCAAACATCGTGAATGACGGTAAGAGGAGTAGTTGCGGCTGTAAGTGCGACATTGCATGTGTAAATTCCTGTACTTAAAAGACCTCCAGTCGCATTGACATCCAAGTCGGTGACCACTGCGCCACCTTGTGCCAAATTCAATTTGGAACCAGTAGGAGCGGAATTAGAACTTGAATAAAAAGACACGAAAATATCGTTGGTTCCAACCGCGGGCGGATTAACAAGTTGTCCACGAATATAATTGTAAAATACCAGAGTGTTTAGATTATCTTCGGAGGGAGCGTTTGAGCTAGAGAAATAGAAATTCTCTCTGTCATCAAAAACTCCCGAATTCCAACGAGCCTCTAATACGGGGCGCTTAAAGAAAAATTCGCTGGACCGGGAGAAGAACTTCTTTGTGTAATAAGATTCGCGGGCACCGTTTGGATTATGAATGAGGCTTCCGCTGGTAGATAGAGGACCTGCGGCACCAGTCGTTAGTCCCGAAGAGCCAGAATAATAGGCCTCTTCCGTGGAAACTAGTCTTATCCCAACGCCCGACCTAACAGTATAAGCGGAGTCTGCGCCCGAAATCCACTTCTCCACCAGGTCGCTAACATCCAAATTCATGTCCTCGTACCCGAGTGGGAAGTTCACCGTATAGTTTGATCCGGTCATATAGTCACCGCCGACCGTAGCCCAGGGAGATCCTGTACTTGAGGAGAGCCAGTTAGAGGCGCCGGCGTCCTGATACTCGTCCATGTCGAGTCCGGTGCCTTCTGACCATGACCGAGAGATTGGCGCGACAACTAAATTAAATCCCTGGGGGAGCGTGAAGGGGGTCCTGGCGTTGTGCATCTTAAGATACCAGGATACGCTGCCAGAAGCTGCTAGCGTTCCAGCACTGCGGTCTGCTATCAGGGTTGGAACGTCAAAGTCTATTAAAATTCTTGACAATTCTTGGGATTGTCCCATAGTCGAGCTAGACATCTGCCCATATATAGAGAAAACCTCTAGGGCATCTGCATAGCCCATGTTCGAGCCAGTTCCTCGATCGGTGAGGTTTGCCTCGAAAGCATTTGTAATAGTGTTATCTGCGCTAGCTGTGTATCTTAGAATTGCCATTATTTAATTGATCCCTTGATGTCGATGTTTGGGTACTTCAATTCAAAAATAGTATTTTTCTCACCCAATATCTGCCTGCCATCACCGGTTAAAGCTGTTGCAAAACTATAGCCTGAATCACTATAGATGCCGCCAGACTTAAGAGTTATTTCAACAGAACTAACATCAACAACGCCCGGGACTTTTTGGATTTGTCTATATATGTCTGTTATGAGTATGGACTCGCCGATATCAAATTTCTCTGCGAACTTAGCAGCTAAGGCGGCCGAGCACTTGTTGATGACGTCAAAGCGATTTGATTCCATATCCGTCAACACTTCGTACTCAATTCCAAAATTAATAATGGTTGCATCTAAAATGTCCACCGTATCACTAATCATCTTATATTGAGATATCCAGGTTTTAAGGTTTGTTTTTAGCGTGGTATTGGCAGTAGTCAGGTTTCCTGTCTCGTCTTCCGAGATCACATACATGTTGATATTCTTTTTAAATTCTGCATCATCTTTGGAGACTGCCACTCTTTTCAACATTCCAAAGCGCGCGGGCATTCCATAACATAGTGCTTGATAGTCTCTTGATGTAACCGCACGATTTTGGGTGGCGAAATACCCAAAAGCTCTCTGCTTTATTTCTTCCGAGGAAGGGAGTGAAACGCTACCCACAAAAGGCTCATCGTTGGTGACTTCTAAAGAGGCTATAACAGACTGACGATCTGTTAAACTTAGCGAGCCTTGGGATGCAAACTTAAAGTCTGGTGTTTCCACCTTTACAATTGTGTTTGCCGCGGCGTTTACATCTCTAGTAGTGTTAAACCTATACGAAACTGTCAAGGTAGTGTTGGAAGGGGCGACGCCAAATTTATCTGTACTTATAAGTTTTGTGGGATCGAAATCAATCTCCGTAATATAATCGCGGCCGTTTAACTGCAGAACAACATCGCGAGGGTCGACCACCGGATCGTTTAATTCAGTAGCATCGGACCCATATCCAAATTGCAAAAACGTTTCTTCGTTTTCTGTTTCTAGTGTAAAGCGTCGTGCGACGGGAACTGCTTTAAGAATATTTGGCACAGTCGATCGAGTCGCGGTGGTATTGCGAATTGACTTATAGATAGTATTCTGGGATAAGTTGTCGACCTCAAAATATTCATTGCCAGCGCTATCCATTACCGATAACACATCACTGATATTGTTTACTGTCAGCGGAACGCGACGAAAACGAACAAAGTCGCCTATCGTAATTTGTTGACGCGTCGAGCGACCCGAGACGGCTTTCGCTCTTGCTCGGATAACATAGGTCAGGGGCGTCCCAGTAGTGGCATCCGCAGTGCCGACCACCACTTGATTGTTTTCTTTAGCAAAGTCCACATCCTCTAGAAGAGTGTAAAATCCTCCGCCGTTAGATGAAAAAGTAGATCCGGCCTGGAGGACTGGTGTCAATGACGAGTCGGGACCAAGTCCCGTTGTCGTCGCGGGAATTTCGACATAGAAAGTTAGTTTTCCATAAGAAGCTGGTGATGTCTTTGCTCGATAGCCTAGTTGGCGCGCAATACGCCTAACATTATTGTACTCAACAGCCGTCTCTAAGAAGCTCTCATTTACCTGATAGTCTAGGTAGAATGAAAGAACATCTCCAACATACGATACAGTATCAAGCATAAGAGACCCGAAGGAAGCTCTATTAAAATCTTTATAAGAATCTGGGTAATACCGCTTCGCGAAGTTCTCTAGATCACGACGAATTGATTCAAAGTCGCGGCTAGTATATTTAATTGGCTTGTTTTTCATACGCGGTCGTTCCTATTATAATTAGTTGGCATTCAAATCAACCTCAAGGTTTAAAATTGTGTTGACCTGAAGGGGGACTATTTTGAACCTTACCGAAACATCAATTGTGTGTGGGTAAAAGTCTGGTGAGTTCTCAGGGACGTCAAATTCAATACTTGTGAGTTGAATATACGGTAGGTATATCGCAACTTGCTGCCGTATTTTTTCATCTATCCGCGCGTAAATATCTGTGTCAGCCTGTTCAAACAAGTATCGACGCAAACCAACACCAAAATTAATGTCCATCATCTTCTCGCCTGGTGCTGTTAATATAAGCATCTTTAGGTTTTGTTTTGCTAAGCTGGTGAAATCGGTTATTAAATTATACGCACCAAATACGTTATTAACTGTAAGTGGTAATTTCGCTGCTATTCCTGAAGACATGTAACTTACCTCTCATTAATTAGAATTATTTATCATTTTTTAGCTTTTAAAGATTCCACTCTAGTTTAAAGTGGCTCTGTCCCTTCGGGGCATTCTATATCTTCTTGCTCGCTAGCACTATCAACCGCATCGTCTCCTTCTGATATGTCATCGTCTATTTTTATTTTTAACAACTCGATCAATAAGTAAATAACGCCCAGCGGAGACGG